TTACTTCCCGCAAGGATTGGTCTGATACATACGTCAAGGGACTTGAGGTTCTAGGCTTCAAGTACGAGGAACGGACGGACCCGTGGGAGGACGCGTGCGGTGTGTATTCCACCGTCTTGTCTGAAGCTGCGATCCGGTTCCAAGCCGAGACGATGAGCGAGACGTTCCCGGCTGCGGGTCCGGTCAAGGCTAAGATTCTGGGGGAAGTAACGAAAGAGAAGGAAGCTTCCGCTGAACGTGTTCGCGCGGATATGAATTATCAGTTGACTGAGCGGATGGTGGAGTACCGCTCAGAGCATGAGCGGATGTTGTTTAGCTTGAGTCTGGCCGGGTCTGCGTTCAAGAAAGTCTACTACGACCCCCGCTTGCGTCGGCAGGTCTCTGTTTATATAGCAGCAGAAGAAGTCATCGTCCCATACGGGGCGTCTCATATCGAGATGGCTGAGCGGGTCACGCATACGATGCGTAAGACCAAGAACGAGATGGCTTTTATGCAGTCAAGCGGGTTCTACCGCGACGTTGAGCTTGGCGAGCCGGTGTCGTTCTTCTCTGATATTGAGAAGCGCAAGGCAGAAGAAAACGGCTACACCCTGACCTCTGATGATCGGTACATGCTCTATGAGATCCACGCGGATCTGATTATTGAGGGCGTCGATGATGAGGATGGGCTTGCCAAGCCCTATATCGTGACGATTGAGAAGGGTACCGGTACTGTCTTGGCGATCCGCCGCAATTGGGAACCCGATGATGATCTACAACTTAAACGGCAGTTCTTCGTACACTATGGGTACATTCCCGGATTTGGTTTCTACCATCTCGGCCTCATTCACATTGTGGGTGGATACGCTAGAGCAGGTACTTCTATCCTTCGCCAACTCGTTGACGCTGGCACTCTTTCAAATCTTCCGGGAGGTCTTAAATCTCGTGGACTGAGGATCAAGGGCGACGAGACCCCCGTCGCACCGGGCGAGTTCCGAGATGTGGATGTGCCCAGTGGCACGATCCGAGACAACATCCTGCCGCTGCCGTACAAAGAGCCGAGCCAAGTGTTGGCCGCACTTCTCGAAAAGATCACGCAAGAAGGTCGTAGGCTCGCAGCCATCAGTGATTTAAATATCTCTGACATGAGTGCGCAGGCACCGGTCGGTACCACGCTGGCGATTCTGGAGCGGACTCTCAAGCCGATGGCTGCGGTCCAAGCGCGTGTTCACTTCGCGATGAAGCAGGAGTTCAAGCTCCTGAAGGCGATCATTGCTGAGTACGCGGACGAGCCATATGACTACATCCCTGAGGGGGTGGACCGTCGGGCGCGGGCTGCGGACTACGCACAGGTTGAAGTCATTCCGGTCAGTGATCCCAATAGCGCCACGATGGCGCAGCGCGTTGTCCAGTACCAAGCCGCGATGATGATGGCGAAGGACGCGCCGCAGATCTATGACCTCCAGTATTTACATCGACAGATGCTGGAAGTGCTTGGGATCAAGAACGCGGACAAGATTGTCCCGATGCAGGAAGACCAGAAGCCGCGTGATCCGATCAGTGAGAACATGTCTGTACTAGTCGGCAAGCCTCTCAAGGCATTCATCTACCAAGACCACGAGGCTCACATCGCAACACATATGAGCTTCATGCAGGATCCGATGATCATGCAGACGATTGGTCAGAATCCGCAGGCCCAGCAGATTATGGCTGCGCTGCAAGCTCACATTGCAGAGCACCTTGGGTTCAACTATCGCAAACAGATCGAAGAGCGGCTTGGCGCTGACCTTACTGTGCCGGATGCAGAGTTGCCAGAAAGCATTGAGGTCGAGTTGTCCCGCCTCGTCGCACAAGCGGCTCGTCAGCTTACACAGCAGCACACGCAGCAGGCTCAGCAACAACAGGCTCAGCAGCAAGCACAAGATCCGCTCTTCCAGATCGAGCAGCAGAAACTTCAGACGCAGCAGCAAGAAGTCCAGCGCAAGGCTCAGAAGGATCAGGCGGACATCCAGCTTGCGAAGGGCAAGCTTGAGCTTGAGGCTCGCAAACTTGTTATCGAGGCGCAGAAATCAAAAGCCGACATGGATAACAAGAAGCAGGAGTCGCAGAGCAAGCAACGCATGGAGCTTCTGACTAAAGCGATTGAGATGCAAAACGGCGCTACTGCGCGTACAGATAAACGGAATGAAGCAAGAGGGAACCGTCGAGCGGCGGTGTTGGACAAACTAATGGCAAGTAAATCGGCAGAAGCCCCGAAGACTAAGGCTCCGAAGAAACCCAAGGAGTAATACGTGGCTAAGACCGTCTATGACGTGCTGAAAGAAAAGATCGAAGAGCATCGCTCTTCTGCTATCGAGATGCTTAGCGCTGGTTCCGCAACGGACTACGCTAAGTACCGCGAACTGTGCGGCTTGATCCGGGGTCTAGAGACCGCACTGCGTGAAGTGTATGACCTTGCGAAACATCAAATGGAACTTGATGATGACTGATACTACTGAAGTCCCGATGACCGACGAGGAGCTTGAAAGTAATATTCCACGACCGGTCGGCTACAAGCTGTTAATTGCTCTACCTCAGATCGAAGAAACGTACGAGTCTGGTCTGATTAAGGCCGATAAGACGATGTACTACGAGCACGTCCTTAGTATGGTGGGACTTGTTCTAGATATGGGCGAGCAAGCGTACAAAGACCCCGAGCGATATCCCACGGGTCCGTGGTGCAAAGTTGGTCAGTATGTATTGTTTAGGGCCAACACGGGCACTCGGTTCAAGGTTGGTGGGGTCGAGTATCGGCTTATGAACGACGACGGCATCGAGGCTGTTGTTGATGATCCGCGTGGCATCACGCGTGCATGAGGTGAACTATGCCATTCGAAAAAGTTGAATTTAAGTTTCCGGACGAGATCGCCAAAGATCAGAAGCCTGACGAGATCGAAGTTAAGGCGTCAGAGGTTCTGCTTGATGTAGAGGATAAACCGGAGGCTAAACCCAAGCTGGAAGCCAAACCGAAACCCGAAGTTGCGGTTAAGGACGATCCGAAGGACGAGATTGAGATCGAGGTGGTTGATGACACGCCCGCCAAAGATCGAAACCGCAAACCGTCCACTCCCCCTGATGAGGTAACTGACGACGAGCTTGCTGAGTATTCCGAGAAGGTCAAGAAGCGGATTCAGCATTTCTCCAAGGGTTACCACGACCAGCGTCGCGCAGCAGAAGCTGCGATGCGGGAGAAAGAAGAGGCTATCCGATATGCGCAGAAACTCATCGATGAGAATAATGCGCTAAAACAACGCGCCACCAAGACGCAGGAAATGGTGGTCCAACAGGCGAAAGTTCGGGTTACTGCTGAGCTTGAGAAAGCGAAGAAAGAATTCAAAGAGGCGTATGACTCTGGTGAAGCGGAGAAACTAACCGCTGCGCAAGAAGCTATCGCTGATGCGAAGATCAAGCTCGATAAGCTGGCTAATTACAAGCCACCTAAAACAGCCCCTTTACAAACGCCAAAAACTGATGTAAAACAAGAAACACAATCCGCCCCAGCAGTCGCTCCGGATCCAAAAGCGGAAGCGTGGCAACGCGCTAATACGTGGTTTGGACAGGACGATGAGATGACCAGCCTCGCGCTGGGGTTGCATCAAAAGTTGGTCCGCGAGGGTGTAGACACTCGCAGCGACGATTATTACCAACGCATCGATACTCGGATGCGGCAGCTCTTCCCGGATAAGTTCGAGGACTCGAACTTAGACGACGAAGATGAAAAACCGGCCCCCAAGCCGCGCCAAAAGAGTAATCCTGTCGCTCCCGCGAGCCGCAGCGTTGCGCCCAAGAAAATCACGCTGACCAGTACACAGGTAGCTCTGGCTAAGAAGCTTGGAGTTCCGCTGGAAGAGTACGCCAAACAGGTTGCATTAGAACTGAGGAAACAAAATGGCTGAGACTAGAGAAAACCGCACGAATCGTGAACAAGATACCCGCAATAACTTTGTCCGCCGTCAAAAGTGGCAGAGTGCTGATGGGCTACCTATTCCGAATCAAGAACCGGGCTGGGCGTATCGCTGGGTTCGTTTAAGTATGGGTGGACAAGTCGATGCCAAGAATGTGTCCTCAAAGTTCCGTGAGGGATGGGAACCTGTACGAGCTTCAGATCACCCCGAGATTTTCACTCTACCCGGCGAAAATGACCGGTTCAAAGACAATATCGTGGTTGGTGGCCTGATGTTGTGCAAGACTCCCGTCGAGTTTGTTAAAGACCGAAACGCGCATTTCAAGGGGATTACTGATTCCCAGATGCAGGCGGTCGATAACAGTCTGATGCGTGAGAATGACCCCCGTATGCCGCTTTTCAATGAGCGCAAATCGAAGGTTGTTTTCGGCAAAGGCGAATAACTTTCATCAATTTTGGAGCTAACTATGGCTTACCCTCAGGTAGTTAAGCCGTACGGTTTCCGGCCCATCAATCTAATTGGTGGTCAGCCGTACGCAGGTAGCACCCGCATGTTCAAGATCGCAAGCGGGTACAACACCAATATCTTCTACGGCGATCCGGTCAAGATCCTTCGTGACAGCGGCAGCATGTTGCCTATTGACGGCACTGTGGTTGTCCAAGGTATGTCTTGGTTTGGCGCGAGCGTCACAGGACCAGAGCAGGCTTTACCCCCGTACACCATTGGCGTGTTCATGGGTTGCTCGTTCACGAACCCGTACACCAAGCAGAAGATGTTCTCGCAATACTACCCCGCAGGTACGGTTGCTGATGACATCCAAGCTTACGTTGTGGATGATCCGGACGCGCTGTTCAAGGTTGTGTTCGTAGAGAACGTACCTTCGTACTACGAAGATCCGTACAACGCTGCTGGTACGACTCCGGCGTATGCGAACGCATATTACGTTGGGCGCAATCTTCTGGTTGCGGTTAACGCAGGCGATACCACGACTGGCAACAGTCTGTATGGCGTGGCGGACGTAGCCAACCCGCTCTATATTGTTCAACAACCGCTCATGCCGGTTCGTGTTGTCGATGTGGTTCCTGAGACCGCCACTTCGGCAGGCTTTGTGGAGCTGATCGTCAAGTGGAACATGCCCGGGTACTCGGCAACCGGGTACAGCGGCCAGCAGTGGGGCGGCGGTCACGAGTATTACTGGCCCGGTTCGACCGGCAGTATTATCCTCTAAGGAGTTCTAAAAA